ACTTTGACTAATTAATCGAATAAATGGGGCGCACAGCTGAAGGTCGTTGCGCTTAAACGAGTGTCCTTAACACCGCCCCTTTTTATAACTTTAGGAGATTAATATGGCACAAAGTCCAAATGGTATACCAAGCACAAATAATTCGGTTCAATCAATTAGCCGACAGGCTAAATATGAGCCGTTTGATTTACAAGTTTCTCGTGGTCAAATTACTGGGCATCAAACATTAAGTCTATTTGGATATCAATCAGCAGTAGGTAATACGCAAATTCCTATTTGGGAAAATGCTACTACCTATACATATCCAGTCTCAGCTGCAACCGTAACTGTGGCTAGTTCTTCAACAGCCGATGTAGCTCCAGCAGCCGTACAAATTAACGGACTTGATGCAAACTTTAATCCAATATCTGAAGTGATTGTTTTAACTGGTCAAACAGGTGTTGTCAGTTCTAACAAATATTTGCGTGTAAACAGCATGCTTATGGTTGGAGTTGCTTCTGGTCAGACTTCAAATGCTGGAACAATTACAGCTAAAAATGCTGGTGCAACTGCTACTTATGCACAGATTAATACTGGGATTGGCAAATCACAAAGCACAATCTATACCGTTCCAGCAGGTTTTTCATTTTATTTAGACATTGCTGAAGTAAATACATCTAATAGTTATACCTCTTCAAACATTGTTACTTATTCTGTACAAGCAATTAATAACGTAACTGGTGTGAAATTAAATGTTTTACAACAACCATTTGTTTCTATTTACACAGCCAATAGATCTTCTGATCCATTTATTTATACAGAAAAAACTGACATTCAATGGCAGTTAGTAACAAGCACAGCAACAACGATTGCGGCTGGCATTATTATTGCTGGTAAATTAATTTCTAATGGTATCTAATTATGGCAAAGACACCAGCCTGGCAACGTAAAGAAGGTAAAGATCCTAGTGGTGGTTTGAATGCTAAGGGAAGAGCTTCTTATAACAAAGAGCATGGTGCACATTTAAAAGCTCCACAACCAGAAGGTGGATCACGGAAGAAATCTTTCTGTGCTCGCATGGAAGGAATGAAAAAGCGTTTAACTAGTTCTGAAACAGCAAATGATCCTAATTCAAGAATCAACAAAAGTTTAAGGAAATGGAAATGTTAACTGATGCAATTATGCCATTTTGGAATGCAATATTAACTATACTTATTGCAATAGTAGGATTTATAATGAAAGAAAAATTCCATGAGTTAGATCGATTGAATATTTTATTGAATAAAACTCGTGAAGAAGTAGCTCGTGATACAGTAACTCAGGCTGAATTAGGTAAGATTATGGACCACATCGATACAAGATTTAATCGTTTGGAAGATAAAATTAATGAATTAATACGAGGTAGCAATGCCAAGTCATAGTAAAAAACAGCATGATTTTATGGAGGCAATAGCCCATTCTAAGGCGTTTGCTGATAAGGTTCACATTCCACAAAAAGTGGGGCGTGATTTTGTAGAAGCCGATAAAGGCAAACATTTTAAAAAAGGTGGAATTAACATGGCAACAATGAAAAAACGTAGTGTAAATCCAGCGATGGCTATGATGGCTGCAAGAGCCATGCCAACTCCATCAATGGCTCCTCCAGCAGCTCCTATGGGTGCTCCAATGCCTCCTGGTGCAGCACCAGGAATGAAACATGGTGGTTTATCTAAAACTCATCATAAGCATTTAGCTCATCATCATTTGGCAATGGCTGAACATCATATGGCTCAACATGAAGGTCATGGCATGAAGCACGGTGGCAAAGTGCACAAAATGGCTCATGGTGGTATGACTGAAAAAGCGCATGAAATGAAACAAGCTAAACAGTTGCGTCATTTAGCTTCTGAAGAAGAGCATGAAGCCAAAGCAATGAAACATGGCGGTAAGGCTCATATGAAGAAAATGGCTCATGGTGGTCATGCTGAATCGATGGGTCCTCGTGGCATGAACGAAGATGTAGAAAAAGGTTCAAACAAACATGGTGCTCATGGAGAATCTAAAGTTCAAAAAACTGGTCATACTCGTGGCAAAAATCTTGGTGATTCAGGAAAAGACATTGGTATCGAAGGTGGCATGAAGCGTGGTGGTCATATTAAAAAAATGGCTCATGGCGGATCTACATCAAATCGTGCTGATGGAATTGCAAAACGTGGTCACACTAAAACTAAATACTGTTAAGGAGTAGTTATGAGAAACAATATGGTCAAAGAGCATATGGAACCAAAATCAGGTCCAGATATGGTGCGTCATGATGAATTCATTTCTGAACATGAGACTGAATCACATAAGCATCATAAACATCACTTTAAAAAACATGCTGAACATCATCATCACCACATGGATCACGTTGAAAAAATGTGTCATGGCGGCAAGGCTCACAAATGAGATCCAGTCGGGGTATGGGGGCAATTAACCCATCTAAAATGCCCACTAAAAAGGTTGTTAAGCGTAAAGACAACCCCGATGATGTTTCTATGTACAAAAAAGGTGGCGAGGTATGGGATAAACCAAGACCGAAAGGTTTAGGTAAACCAAAGAAATTAAGTTCTGCAAAAAAATCATCAGCGAAAGCGATGGCTAAAGCTGCTGGTAGACCTTATCCAAATTTAGTTGATAACATGAGAGCTGCGAGGAAAAAATGAATTTATTTGAAAAGGCAATTTATTTTGCAAAAAGTATAGGGCATTCTGTAGAAAGTGAAGAGCATAAATTAATTAATGAGTTTATCTCTTATTTGGGTAGCGAAAAAGTAGTTTCTGGATTTTCAGATGCACAAGTTGTAAAACAATTTGCAGCTACAATTGTTCCACAAATTGATCCAACTCCTGCTGTAGTTGCTCCTCCTCCAGTTATACCAGAGCCAGTTCCAGAAGTTGTTCCAGAATCTGCTCCAGAGGCTGAACCAACCCAACCAGCAGCGAGTTAATCATGGCTGAACATTGGATACAGAACGCAATACACAGAGCTGGTGCGTTGCGTAAATCTTTGGGCGTTAAAGAAGGACATACGATCCCTGAGAAAAAGCTCGAAGCTGCTGCTAAAAAACCTGGCAAATTAGGACAACGTGCAAGGTTAGCAGAGACACTTAGAAAAATGCACAAATGACAACGACAGGCACCTCCGTATTTGATTTAAACATGAATGAACTCATTGAAGAAGCATTCGAACGGTGTGGTGCTGAGTTAAGAAGCGGATATGACTTTAGAACTGCCAGAAGATCATTAAATATTTTATCGGTTGAATGGGCAAACAGAGGTATTAATCTGTGGACTGTTGAAGAAGGGCAAATACCTTTGAACACAGGGCAAATTACTTATCCTTTGCCAATTGATACAATTGATTTGCTGAGTCAAGTTGTCAGAACTGGAACGCTACAAAACCAGATTGACATTAACATTAGTCGTATTTCAGAAGATACTTATTCCACTTTACCAAATAAGCTGGCACAAGGAAGACCAATTCAAGTATGGATTAATCGTCAATCTGGACAGACACAACCAACAACATATACTTTAGTTGGTAATGGATCTAATGGAAATACTGGAATTTCTGCAACAGATACAAATATTCAATTAAGTCCAAACGATTTAACAGGGTTAGCTGCGACTGGATACATTAAAATAGATAACGAGATTATTTACTATCCAAACGTCTCTACAACGTCTCCATACCTTTTAAATTGTTATCGTGGGCAAGCAGGTACAACTGCTGTATCTCATGCCTATAACGCCCCTATTAGCGTGACAAATTTGCCTTGTATTAACGTCTGGCCGACTCCTAATTCACCAGGGAATCAGTACACATTTGTGTATTGGAGACTGCGTAGAATGCAGGATGCTGGAACTGGTACGGCAACAAATGATATTCCATTTCGATTTATATCTTGTTTAGTTGCTGGTTTGGCTTATTACTTGGCACAAAAAATACATGGCGTTGATCCTGCTCGTATAGCAATGCTTAAAGCAGATTATATGGAGCAATGGACACTTGCTTCGGAAGAAGATAGAGAGAAGGCGGCAATCCGTTTTGTTCCAAGAATGGGATTCTATGGTGGCGGAAATAGATAATGCCCGATTTAAAACTTACTCCACAAGAAAAGAATATTGTTCAATATCATAGAAACAATATTGCATTTAACAATGTTGGAACTGGTCCAAATGGAGAGCCTGTAACTGTTTATAGTACTGGCGTAACAATGGATAGTGGTCCATATAAAGGAAAATCAGCTCTTGTGCCTGGCTATATTCAAGGAAAACAATATGAAGATCCTGATTTAATTAGAGATTATTGGCGTTCTGATATTAACAAGGGTAAATATCCTGTATATGATACACCTGAAGAGGGCGATAAAAGAGCAAAAGAAATACATTCAATCATGGATCAAGAAGTTGAAGCTGCTGAAAAAGCTGGTCGAGCATCAAAGTCTGAGCAATATAAAAAAGGTGGCAAAGTAGTTGTGCGTGGGCATGGAATTGAAACTAAAGGTAGGACTAAAGGCAGGATAGTTTAATGCCAAACAAGTATTCATCAGGTAAGTATGCAATTGCCGAATGTGATCGATGTGGTCAACGGTACAAACTTACTGAATTAAAAAAAGAAGTAATTAAAACTAAGTTATTTAATATTAAAGTTTGTCCTGAGTGTTGGGATCCAGATCAGCCACAGTTAAGTTTAGGTTTATACCCTGTGAACGATCCACAGGCGGTGCGTGAGCCTCGCCCAGATGTAAGTTATCAAGCAAGTGGAACAACTGGGTTATTTACTAATCCATATGATCCAACGGTAACCAATATTGATAATCAAGGTTATGCATCAGATGGTAGTAGGCAAACGCAATGGGGCTGGAATCCAGTTGGTGGGGCAAGTTATTTTACAGATGCATTTGTTCCCAATGACTTGAATTTAGTGATTACAATAGGTAAAGTAACGATATTAACAACTTAGGAGTTATTATGGACAAAAAACAAGTCGTAAAAATTGCTGATAAAGAAGCAGCAAAAGAAGTGCATAAGCATGAACATCATATGCACAAGGGTAAACCAGTTACCAAATTAAAAAAAGGTGGTGTAACAGGTAAAGAAATGCGAGCTGTTGGTCGCAATTTAGCTCGTGCACACAATCAAAAAGCAGGGAGCAAATAATGAAAACCCAAGTAAAACCAACGACTGCAAATAGTCCAAAGATTACTATTGGCAAAAACAAGTTTGCTGAACCAGCAGAGGCTTATGCTAATCCGCATACCAATACTGAAAAGCACATTACTGGTCAAGAAGTCATGGATCGTGGCGAGTTTGTTCAAACCAAATCAGCTAAAGATGCTTCTATTTGTGATCCAGTATATGGCGGTGTTGCTTATGGACAATCCAAATTAAAAACATCTGGTATTGAAATGCGTGGTGCTGGAGCTGCCACAAAAGGTAAAATGAGTAGAGGACCAATGGCGTGAACTACGAGCAGTTATATAACTCAATCCAAGCGTATGCACAAAATACGGAGTCTACGTTTGTCAACTACATTCCCACTTTTGTACAGGAATGTGAAGAGCGTGTATATAACTCTGTGCAGTTTCCATCATTGCGTAAAAACGTAACTGGCACAATAACGGCTGGTAATCAATATTTATCTTTGCCTAATGATTATTTATCAACATTTTCAATAGCAATAATTAATTCAACAACTGGTGCGTATTCTTATTTGTTAAATAAAGATGTTAATTTTATTCGTGAAGCGTTCCCAATACCATCAGCTACGGGTACGCCAACACATTATGCATTATTTGGATCGCAATATTCTTATCNAACAGCTTTGTCTGTTATTTTAGGTCCAACTCCAGATCAATCATATTCAACTGAATTACATTATTTTTATTACCCAGCATCAATTGTTCAAGGAATTATTACGATAATTGCAGTAAATTCTATTGGTAGTAATTACATTCCAGGATTGTATGTAAATGTTCCATTTAGTTATTACAGCACAAGTGGAAATCAATCAGGAACAGGTGGTTATGGTGACGTTTTAGTAGGTGCTAATGGGACAATAGTTTCAGTTACTTTACAGAATGGCGGTAATTTTTATCAATCAGGCGATTTATTAACTGTAAATACTTCTTATTTAGGTGGTAGTTCAACAGCCTCTGGATTTAATTTTTCTGTATCATCTGTTAATAATTCAAATGGAATGAGCTGGTTAGGAGATAATTTTGATCCAGTCCTTTTATATGGCTCAATGCGTGAAGCAATGATCTTCATGAAGGGTGAGGCAGATATGGTCAAATACTACGAAGACAAATATCAAGAAGCTCTTCAGTTAGCTATTCGCTTGGGCAATGGAATGGAGCGTGGTGATGCATATAGAGATGGTCAGACAAAATTAAATACCAATTTAAGAGGTAATGTTGTCCTATGATAGTTCAAACATCCTGTACGGTATTTCAGCAAAACTTGTTAAGTGGTTTGGAAAATTTTACTGCAACCAGTCCATATACTTATAATATTGCTTTGTATAATGCAAACGCTAATTTAGGTCAATCAACTACGGCATATACAACGGTAAACGAAGTGACTGGCACAGGTTATACGGCTGGTGGAAAAAGTTTAGTAATTTCAACTTATCCAACTCAAAATACTCAATATAATGTTAGTTATGTATCGTTTAATAATGCAGTTTGGAACCCAGCATCCTTTACTACAAGGGGCGCATTAATTTATAATGCAACCACGGGTGCAGCATGTTTTGTTTTAAATTTTGGATCAGATAAAATTTGTTCTACCAGTTTTACCGTGCAATTTCCAACAGCTTCATACAATAGTGCAATTTTAACCATTGGCACTAATACAGGCAGTCTTAACTATAGTAGTCCAGATTAGGAGAAATTATGATTAATGAATTAGGAAGCTGTGGCGATAACGCTGTAGCAACATTACAAGCAAACGTGACCGTTCCCGAAACTGTTGGGATTGAAGGTTATTGGAAAGCAGAGTGCCGTGATGCAAATGGTAATCTTAAATGGTCTGAAGAGTTTCCAAACTTAGTGGTTGCTGTTGGTAAACAGTTAATGGTGGATACCCTAATGAGGGGTTCTTCTTATTCTGTTACTGGACCTTACCTTGGATTAACTAACGCTACATTAACTCCAGCTGCAACAGATACAATGACTACTTTAGTTGGTGGTGGTAAAGAGTTTACTGCATATACAGTTGGTGGCTCTGCGGTGCGTGGTACTGCGGTGTTTGCTGCATCTACGTCAACAGGTTCTACACCTTCTAACGTCACATCATCAACTGCATCTTCGATTACTTACACTATTACAGGTGCTGGCGGTACGATATATGGCTGTTTCTTAGTATTGGGTACAGGTGCGGTTAGTACACAAAGTAACACAGGCGGTACGCTATATTCTGAAGGCAATTTTACTACTGCTAAAACAACGACATCAGGTGATACTGTAAGCGTAACTTACGCAACCACATTGACTTCGTAGGTTATTGATTTATAAGGCATTTTTGTGTTTTATACCTACGCACATTATACTCCCGAAGGACGCTTATTTTATATAGGGAAAGGGAGTCTTGGGCGTTATAAAACCACTTGTAAACGTAGTTTATTATGGAAGTCATTTGTTGAAAAATACGGTTCTCCACGGATGGAAATTATTGCTAACTGGGAAACAGAAGAAGAGGCTCTTGACCACGAAAGGCTATTGATTTCTTGCTTTAAAGATATGGGCTACGAGCTTGCAAATCAATGTAATGGCGGTAAAGGAAATTCTGGGTATAAATTAACTACAGAACAAAAAAATAAAATTAGTGCTTCTTTATATGGTAATAAATATTCTATTGGATATGCCCAATCTATAGAGCATAGAAAGAAAAATAGCATTGCTCAAATTGGCAACAATAGGGCATTAGGAAATAAGCATACTGAAGAATTTAAAAAGAAAATTAGCGATGGTTTAAAGGGAAATAAAAACGCTCTTGGTGGTTTTAAGTGGGTTGGAACTCACCAAAAAACCAAAGAAGTAATTACGTTTTTAAATACTACTGACCTAAACAAATCTAGCTTTCAGCACTCTAATATCGTAAAATGTATTAGCGGTCATCGTAAATCTCATAAGGGATATACATGGCATAGAGACCCTTGGGAGAATTAATTATGGCGTTAACATTAAAAGACCGTGTATTAGAAACAGCCTCAGCACCAGGCACAGGCTCAGTATCTTTACTTGGGGCTGTTACAGGCTATCAATCATTTTCATCTGCGATTGGTAATGCGAATACTTGTTACTACACGATTGCCGACCAGTCAGGTGCTAACTGGGAAGTTGGTATTGGGACGTACACATCGTCAGGAAATACACTTGCTCGTACAACGGTATTGTCATCTTCTAATGGTGGCTCTTTAACTAACTTTGCATCAGGGACACAAAACGTCTTCGTAACATACCCATCTGAAAAATCTGTTTATTTAGATGCATCTGGGAATGTAAGTGCATTAGGAACAATTGCATCTGGTACTTGGAACGCTTCTACAATTGTTACTACTTATGGCGGTACAGGCTTATCAAGTTATACAGCAGGCGATTTACCTTACTATGCAACGGGAACAGCGTTATCTAAACTTGGTATTGGTACTAGTGGATATATTTTAAGTTCATCGGGAACAGCACCGCAGTGGGTAAATAGTATTAGCATCGGTTCGGGAACATTTACTAGCGTAACCGATTCAGGATTAACTGCTGGTCGAGTAAATTACAACGGCACAGGCGGTCTTTTAGTAGATAGTGCTAATTTAACTTTTGACGGAACAACATTAACTGCCAACAAAGTAACATCAACTAATGACGCTTCTATATCAGGTCTTACTGTTGGTAAGGGTGGTGGTGCTGTTGCCGCTAATACTGTGGTTGGTAATGGCGCATTAAACGCAAACACCACAGGAAGTAATAATTCTGCATTTGGACAAAATGCGCTTAATGCAAATACCACAGCTAATTCTAATTCAGCTTTTGGTATTAATTCTATGTTGCTTAATACAACTGGAACACAAAATTCTGCTTTTGGGCAACAATCGTTAAATTCAAATACAACTGGATCATATAATTCAGCATTTGGTTTACAGTCTTTATTTTCAAACACCACAGCACTGTACAATACTGCGCTGGGCTATCAAGCTGGTTACTCTAATACCACAGGGCGTATTGATGCTATTGGCGCATTAACTTTGTTTTCTAACACCACGGGAGTAGCTAACGTAGCAATAGGTGGTAGTTATGCGGATAATATTCGTTCTGCGCTCTACGGAAATACTACAGGCTCATACAATATAGCAGTTGGTCAGGGGGCGTTAGCATATAATACTACCGCATCATACAACACAGCGATAGGTTATCAATCCCTATACTCAAATACTACGGGTTCGCCTAATGTTGCAATAGGCTACCAATCACTATATTCAAACACCACTGCCAATAATAATACAGCACTTGGCTTTCAAGCTGTATATAGTAATACGACTGGAACGTCATTGGTTGCTGTTGGTCGTTTGGCAATGTATAGCAATACAACTGGAGTTGCTAACGTAGCAATTGGCGCAGATTATCCCGGTGTTTCTACAGGACCTTTGTACTACAACACAACAGGTGGGTACAACATTGCAGTAGGTGTTGGTGCTCTTGCCAACAACACCACCGCATCTAACAACACCGCAGTAGGTTATCAAGCTGGGTATTCAATAACTACTGGCTCATACAATACATTTTTAGGGCAAGGAGCAGGGTATTTAGGAACTGCTTTAGTTACAGGAAGCAATAGTACTTACATTGGATACAATGCTCAAGCGTCTTCAAGTAGTGCAACAGGAGAAATGGTTTTTTCTGCTGGTGGCGTTGTTGGTAAAGGAAACAATACAACAGTTATTGGAAACCCTTGTTATCAAGGTAACAACTCTACTACATGGTCAGTTACTTCTGACCAACGCATCAAAGAAAACATTGCAACACTATCAGGAAACTTAGACATTATTACAAAGTTACGACCAGTATCATTTAATTACAAAACTGGCGATAAGAAAAAAGATATTTCATTTATTGCACAAGAATACCAACAAGTATTGCCTGACCAAGTTAATGAACACGCTGCTAACCCAGAAGAAAAAGAAGTTGCTGGTACAGATACTTTGTTAGGGTTAACACCTAATTTAATTCCATATCTTGTAGGGGCGATTCAAGAACAACAAGCACTTATCGCAGACTTAACAAACCGTATCAAAACTTTGGAGAATAAATAATGGCAACAGTAACAACTTGGACTTGGACAATTAATTCCATGTACACACTACCTAACGTACCGAATCAACCAAACTATGTAGTTAATACATTGTGGACTTTAACTGGTACGGACGGAACACAAACCGCATCTATTGGTGGCAACACACAGTTTACGGTAGAGCAATCTGACCCGAACTTTGTACCTTATGCTAACTTAACGCAGGCTATTGTAATTGGCTGGGTACAAACAGCACTAGGCGAGCAAGGTATTGCAAACTACGAAGCAAACGTACAAGGACAGATTAACAGTTTGGAGAACCCACCAGTATCCCCATCAAATACACCATTGCCTTGGTCTGCATAATTTTTTAACATAACTGGAGAAATAAGTGGAAATCAAACTCACACTAGCAATTGAAGAAGTACAAGCATTAATGAACCTTATGGGCGACACACCTGCAAAAATGGGCTATTTTCCATTGATGGTTAAGGTTAAAGGACAAGCTGATTTGCAAGTCCCACAAGAGCCACCTAAAGAGGCTGAACAAGCCGTGGCTTAAATATGTTTGGACTCTCTGCTTTTGCTCAAAGACCATTTGCGACATTAGTAGGGAGTGTCTACGCTTTATCACAATCAGAAAATGTTAATTTAGCAGATTCTAATTCTCAAGCTAGTGCGTTTTTGGAAAGCCTAACAGAAAATATCTCTCAAGTATTTGATGTTCAAAGCGAACAAGATAACTTTTTTGAGGGTATTGTAGAAGGCGTTTCACAAGCCGATGCAAGTACTCAAGCGTCTAACTTTTTAGAGTCATTAACAGAAGTAACAACCCTTGCTGATGCCGAATCTATACTTGCGCAGTTTGGCGTAAGCAGGTCGGAAAACATAAATCCTGCTGATTCCGAATCTATAACAGCGCAATTTAGTTCTAGTCAGTCAGAAAATGTAACGCTAGCAGATTCTAGTACACAGGCTAGTGCTTTCTTGGAAAGTTTAGCTGAATCAATTACGGCTGCAGATTCTCAATCATTTGCCGCGCAGTTTGCTCAGTCGCTTTCAGAAAATATAACACTAGCTGAAATAGAATCAATCGTTGCTAGTTTTGCATCAAGTATTACAGAAAACATTGCGGTAGCGGACAATATTGTTATTGGTATTGCGTTATTCTTTACCATACTAGAAAATATAAACACCGCAGAATCTGAAGCGATACAAGCTAATTTTCCGCTTACCGCATCAGAAGTATTAACAATAGCGGAAACAGAAGGTATAACTGCACAATTTAACTCGGCTATTATTGAAGCGTTATCTATTTTAGACTCGCAATTTGTGGCAGGATGGATTAGAATTAATGATAATCAAAATGCAAGCTGGGGCTTTAGAAATCAAGTAATTAATGAAGTTGCTACATTTGCAGGATTTACATTTGGTGGTGCGCCATTTGCAGGATATTTAAGTTTTACTGGCATGGTGCCAAGCCCAATATTAGATCAAAATACACCAAACTGGGCGCAAATAAGTAATAATCAAACAACAAACTGGATACCTGTAAACAATACACAAGGATAAATTATGGCAGAAAGTTATTCAACCTCATTAAAACTAACCATAATAGGCGCTGGTGATCTCGCTGGTACTTGGGGTAATGTTACTAATACAAATCTTGGGACTTTACTTGAACAAGCAATTACTGGTGTGCAAGCCATTAATATCTCTGGGCTTAGTTCTTATACATTAACTAATATTAATGGATCATTGGATGATGCAAGAAATGCGGTTCTTGTATTTCAAGGTGCAACTCAGGCATGTACGATTGTCTGCCCAGGCGGTTCAGCAAATAAAGTGTATGCGATTGTTAATCAAGGTTCTTATAACATAGTAATGTCCGCATCTGGCGGTAGCCAAACATTGACTATTCCAGCTGGTATGACAGCGCAAGTTTATTTAGATGGATTAAATGCAACAGGTAGTGGAGTTGGTGTATATTCATTATTAAATGGAGTTCCTGGCAGTTTTACTGTTAACGGTAATTTAACGGCCACAGGGGTTACAGATACTGGAAATTTAAGTGTTGGTGGAAATTTAAGCGTAACAGGTACAACCACTTTAACTGGTGTAGCAACTGCACCCACTCCAACAGTTGGGGATAACACAACTAAAATTGCAACAACAGCATTTGTGCAAGGTAATACAACTTCAGCTGTACAAGCAGCATACCCTGTTGGTTCTATTTATATGAACGCCTCTAATTCAACTAACCCAGCAACATTATTGGGCTTTGGTACATGGTCAGCATTAGGCGCAGGGCAGATGTTATTAGGTAATGGTGGTGGGTATACAGCAGGGTCAACAGGTGGTTCAGCAACAACAACGCTTTCTACCGCCAATTTGCCATCACATAGTCATAGTGTTACAGACCCAGGACACACACATACAAGTAATGCTATAACTGATGTTATTGTTAGTAATGGTATTCCTGATGGAGTTTCAGGTTCAACATATGCATTAAGAGCTGCAACTATTAATAGTGCGACTACTGGAATTACAATTGGAAATACTGGTTCAGGAACTGCGGTAACAACAATATCGCCATATCTTGTAGTCTATATGTGGCAGCGTACAGCATAAGGAATAGTTAGGTGAATGCCAAGTGTCAATCCGATTGCCGAAGGAGCAAAGTCTCTTAGTGAAGGATTAAATCAGGCTCGTGAAGCAGGGAAAGGTCTTACCAAAACAATTGAAGATATACAGCGTGACGGTAAAGACGTAGCAAAAAAGGATTTAGAAGATCACCAACGCCAACGTATACATGCAGAAGCAATGGAAAACTCGGTAATCTACCGAGCGATTCAGGAGTACAAAAACCAAAGCGAAATTATTCAAGCCGAGAACAAAGCGGAAAAAGATTTTAAAGCCAAGTACGGTGAGAAAGAATGGGCAAAGGTGCTTGAGTTAAAAGTGGTGGTTGAACGAGAACGCAAGGAAAATCAATCTCATTACGGGCATAAATTAAAAGATGTCCAAAGGGTTCAAATGTATTGTTGGATTGCTGCATTTATCGTTACCTGTCTTTTGTATTACTTTCACCTTGTATGACGCTCTATTGGTTCGTTGTGTTTCTAATAGAACTTGGTTTATGGAGTCAGATTGCATTTTTACATTGGGAAATCAAGCAATTACAGCAGACAAAAAAGCCAATTCGATTTAAAATTACTAGGACTATTACTGAAGAACGAACCAAAAAGGACATTGTGCGTGGATGATCAAGTGTTTAAATGGTGGACTATCTTCGCATTAGTTTGTATGATGATAATTATTCTTTTAAAGGATTGATATGGATTGGTTAGCTCAAATCGCACCTGGCATTGCTACTGCTCTAGGTGGACCATTAGCAGGTCTTGCTGTTACTGCTGTATCAAAAGCACTTGGTATTGATGAAAAAGATGTGCAGTCTACAATTGAATCAGGCAAACTTACTTCAGATCAATTGACATCTATAAAGCAAGCTGAATTAGAATTGCAAAAACAAGCTAATGAATTGGGTTTAGACTTTGAAAAACTTGCGGTAGATGATCGTAAATCTGCAAGAGATATGCAAACAGCAACTCATTCGTTTATTCCACCAGTCTTATCTATTCTTGTCACTATAGGGTTTTTTGGCATTTTGATTGGTTTGATGACCGATCATGTTGTAAAATCCGATGCTTTACTGCTTATGCTTGGAAGTTTAGGAACAGCATGGACAGGGATCATTGCATTTTATTTTGGTTCATCTGCTGGTAGTCAAAAGAAAGATGAGCTATTACATCAAAGTACACCGATATGAAAGAGAATTACGATGCATCATTGGCTCAAGTATTAAAGAGCGAAGGACTTTGGAGTGACAACCCTGCCGATCCTGGAGGAGCCACTATGAAAGGAATTACCCTTGAGGTATACCGTGCGTGGAAACGAAATCCATATATTACAAAAGAAGAATTAAAGGCTATTTCAGATGCTGATGTACATGATCTTTACAAACAAAAATATTGGGATGTATGTCATTGTGACGATCTTCCAGCTGGTATTGATTATGCAGTCTTTGACGCTTCAGTTAATATGGGAGTTGGTCGAGCTGCTAAATTAATTCAAGAAGCTGCTAACTGTGCGCCAGATGGGATCATTGGGCAGGGTACTTTAAACGCAATCAAGATGCAGGATAGCAAATCGATTCTTGATAAGTTTGCTACTTTAAAAGAAAAATTTTACAGATCACTAAGTACTTTCCCTACTTTTGGTAATGGATGGTTAAATAGAGTTGCATCAGTTAAAACAATTTCAGAAGAAATGTTAGGGTAATCCCTATGCCATTACGCAAGTTAACTTTAAAGCCAGGTCTATATCGGGAAGGCACAAATTATTCCAATTCAGGCGGTTGGTACGATGGTGACAAAGTACGTTTTAGAAAAGGGTTGCCTGAAAAGATTGGTGGATGGACTCAAGTAAGCGCAAATACATTTAATGGTATTGCCCGTTCAATCTGGGTATGGTCAAGTGCTACGACTGGTATTAGTAACAACTATATTGGGGTTGGAACAAGCACTAGTTATTATTTATATTTTGGTGGAAATTATAATGACATTACGCCAATTGTTCAGACGGATACAAGCGTTACATTAGCAACAAATGGAACGACTACTGTTACTTTAACTGATACTTCTTATAGTCCAAATACAGGAGATTACATTAATTTTTCATCTCCGTACACGGTTGGTGGGTATACTTTTTTTGGAAATTATTTAGTACTTTCAACGCCAACTTCTACAACATATACTATTTCAGCATTAACTGCTCCATCTACGGCAAGCGGTACTGTAACCGTTAATTATTTATATCCAAGTGGTACAAGCACATATACAACTGGTACTGGTTGGGGAGCTGGTCCTTGGGGCGGAACACCTGGATTTTCAACTATTACTTTAACTAATCCTTTTGCAACAACAGCGAGTAGTTATATTGTTACAGTTACACAAACAGCACATGGATTAACTACTGGTAATTCTGTATCTTTTTTGAGTGTTGCTTCTGCGGTTGGTGGGGTACCTAAAGGAATATTGCAACAATCTTATGCAGTTACCGTTACTGGTGCGAATACTTATACAATTAATTTAACTGCTGCATGGTCTCCAAATGCGGTTACATCTGCAACTGGTGGTGGAGCTGTTACTGTATTTTTACCAGCAACAACGTCATCATCAACACCAGCAGCTACAGGATGGGGAAGTGCAGCATCTTCAGGGAATGCATCATCTGGTACACAATTACGTTTATGGAGCCAAGATAACTTTGGTGCTGACCTTGTTTTAGCTCCTCGTGGCGGACAAATTTATTATTGGCAAAATTCAAATGGGGTAGCATCTCGTGCAGTATTGTTGCAGACATTAGCTAATCAAACAACTCTTTTAACAGATTCTTCTACATTTACTTCTGGTTCATCCAATATAACTGTAACTTCAGCTAATGCTCCATACATTTATCCATATATGTATATTTCAGGAGTTGGTATTCCTGCAAATACTTATATTGCTTCAATGAACAATGTGACTGGCGTTGGTACTCTTAGCAATCCAACTACGGCAGGTTCAAGCGGAAGTTACGTCATTACTTATGCTGGTGCATTTGTTCCCAATTCCGTTTATCAAGTTTTATCATCGGATGTTCAACAGTTTTTAATTTGTTTTGGTGCAAACCCTTACTCACCAGGAGCACCAACAACATCATTTAACCCTTTACTTGTACGCTGGTCAGATCAGGGGAATGTCTATCAATGGATACCTGAAGTTACCAATCAGTCAGGTGAGTATGCTTTAAGTAATGGATCTTATATTGTAGGTGCTCGTTCAACCCGTCAAGAGATTTTAGTCTGGACTGATTCTGCAATTTATTCAATGCAATATATTGGTACGCCATATGTTTGGGGATTCCAGCTTTTAATGGACAACATATCGATTATGGGTCCAAATAGCATGATTACAATTAATAACGTCACTTATTGGATGGGGCGTGATCGTTTCTATATGTATAACGGTACTGTACAAACATTGCAATGTGATTTAAAACAGTACATATTTGGCAACCTTAATCAAAACCAGAACTTTCAAGTATTTGTTGGATCAAATGAAGGATTTAATGAAGTATGGTGGTTTTATGTATCAATTGATGGAAACAATGGTTCTAATACACAGCCAAATACAGTAATTGATAAATATGTTATTTACAACTATGTGGAAAATATTTGGTCATATGGAACAATGGCCAGATCTGCTTGGTTTCAAACAGGCATTAATCAATTCCCAATTGCGGCTGATTACAACGGTAGACTTCTGTATCATGAAAATGGATGTGATGATGTTTCTACAGGAACTCCACAGCCAATTACTTCGTATGTGCAATCTTCTGATTTTGAAGTTAGTCCAGATGATGCAGGTCAGCATTTTGGATTTGTATGGAGAATGTTCCCTGATGTTAACTTTAATGGATCAACATCAAATAATCCATCGGTAACAATTCAAATATTACCAAGAAACAGTTCTGGATCTGCGTACGGTACAGCAGCTAATCCTTCTGTAACTAGCGTACAAAACTACACTAATGTACCTGAGTATACGATTCAGCAATTTACAGCAGAAGTTTTCACAAGGTTACGAGGTAGACAGATGGCATTCATTATTAGATCAACTGGTCAAAATGGTGTTGCCTGGCAGCTTGGAACTCCACGATTTGATGTTAGACCAGACGGCAGACGCTAGGTTTACAATCTGTTCAAATGGTGATATAATAACTCCTCAACAAGGAGAATATTATGAAGTTAGTAGACCGTACAGGGCAGAGGTTTGGAAGATTAGTAGTATTAGAACAGGCTGGTAGAACAGTAAGTAAAAAAGTATTATGGAAGTGTAAATGTGATTGTGGTAATGAAACACAAACAGATTCAGGCAGTTTAGTAACAGGCAATACGGAATCGTGTGGTTGTATTTTAAAAGAAGCAATTACAAAACACGGTGGATGGAAAAAAAGTTCTTATAATACATGGCGAGCAATGATAAGAAGATGCAATAACCCTAAAGATAAAGATTACCCAAAATATGGTGGTAAAGGCGTATCGGTGTGTCCTGAATGGTTGGATTATGCGACTTTTGCAAAAGATATGGGTGAGCCTCAAGGTGATGAAACATTGGACAGAATTGATGTTTATGGCAATTATGAACCAAGTAATTGTAGATGGGCTGGTCTAACACAACAAGCAAGAAATGTAAGAGTTCGTGCAAATAGTGAAACAGGCGTTACTGGTGTTGTGTTTTATAAAAATAGATATTACGCAAAAATTACTGTAAAAAAGAAAAATTATTACTCCAAGGTGTTTAATACTATAGAAGAAGCCGCAGCAGCTCGTAAAGAACTAGAACGCATACATTGGAGTATAAGATAATGGCAACAATCAATATTCAAAAATACAATGGGACTCCTTTAGCACCAACTCCTCCCAACTTGCCTGTTGCTCCAGAGATTTATAGTGCTGGACATGATAATCAGGTATTAAGCCAGTTGCGTTTATATTTCAATCAAATAAACAACTATACCCAAGCAATAGCAACGCCCAGTTATGGATTAAAAGGTCAACGCCCATTAGCTAATTTGCAAATAGGGCAACAATTTTTTGATACTACTCTTGGCTATCCAATTTATTGGAACGGTCAAAAATGGGTAAATTCTACTGGCACAGCGGTTTAATTATGATAAAATTATTCCAAATAACTCAATAGGTCGTGTATGAGTCTACCGTTAATTGCCAAACATCTAGAGCATCATGGTCGTGGAGACGATACCCACTTAGTCCATATGACTACTGGCGAACTAATTGCGTTGCAAAAGTTAGCAAAACAACACGGTGGATCGCTCACAATTAATCCATCTACTGGTCTTCCAGAAGCAGGATTCCTTAGTTCTATTCTTCCAATGGTAGCTGGTGCTGCTTTAATGGCTCTTGCACCTGAAACTGGTGGTCTATCTATGTTGGCAGATCCTATGGTAGCAGGAGGAATTGTTGGAGCAGCCGATTATGCAATGACAGGTAGTTTAAAAGATGGTCTTATGGCTGGTCTTGGAGCATATGGTGGAGCAAATTTATTTGGAAGTATAGGATCAGCTGGTATTTCAGCAGGAATACAACAAGGTTCAAATGTAGCAGATACAGCATTTCAACAAGCACAAAGTCAATTTTTAAATTCTGTTCCTGAAATTACTCCAGAAGAAGCAGCACAGGCAGCAGCAAAACAAACGATTTCTCAGATGCCAAATCTTACGCCTGATCAAATTGCTAATATGACATCTAATGTATCTCCTGAAAGTGCCAATAGTTTGGTTAAATCAGCTGGTATGGCAAATAGTGCAATGGCATCAGGATCACCTTATTCTTTAGAAAATGTAAAATCTGGTTTGCAAAATATTACCAGTTCTGGATCCAATGCATTAGCGTTTGCTAAAGCTAATCCAGGATCAGTTGCAGCACTTGGCGGAACTTTATTAAATGCAGTAGGTGGGTTTAATCAACCAACAATTCAGCCTGTTCAAACTAGTCAAACAAATCCATTTAACATAAAACCTTTATCGCCTAATTTTCAAGGGCAGTTTCCAGCACAGCCACAACCATATTATCAAGCTCAGTATCCAAATTATGTTCAAAATCCTTACAGCATGGCAACTGCTAAATCTGGAGGTATTATGGGCTATTCGGGAGCGGATGGTAGTGATGTTCAGCAGGGTTTATCAATGATGTCTAAACGACCTATATTACAGGCAACACCAGATCATGATAGTACCTATATAGATACAGATCCAGATACAAAAAATCTTGATGCATACAATGCGGCAATAGCAAGTTTATCTAAACTTAGTAAATTTGCTCATTTAACTCCAACCAAATCAGGATTAGGTGCAGTTAATCCATTGGGTTCTGATATTAAAGTTTTATCACAAGACCAATTGGCAGCAGAAGAAGCGGCAAAAGACATTCAAAATAATAGCCCAGTAGTCAATACTGCCAAAGAAGGTGGTTTGCAAAGTCATTTAGGAGATTACTCTGATGGTGGTCGTTTGCTTAAAGGACCTGGCGATGGTGTAAGCGATGGCATTCCTGCGGTTATTGGTGGTAAACAACCAGCAAGATTGGCTGATGGCGAGTTTGTTATCCCAGCTCGAATTGTTTCAGAGTTAGGTAATGGAAGCACAGATGCTGGAGCTAAACGACTTTATGCCATGATGGACAGAATTAAAGACGCAAGAAAGAAAGCAAAGGATATTGCAGCAGATACAAAGGCATATAAACATCTTCCAGCATGATAGTTTATGCCGACTGCGATCCGATCAAATTAGTTGAAGAGCTTGAACAGCTTCTTCCAGAGCATTATGATGAGTTGTGTGTAACAAAAGACTTTGATTGGGATCCTGATTATGATGCCTATCGAAAGTATGCAGAATTAGG